AAAACGATCGACGACGCTGGCGGTGTTCCGACGGTGGCTCAGGCCTGCGGCAAGACTCCGCGGGCAATTTACAAGTGGCTGGCTGCCGATGCTTTGCCTCGCACCGAGTACACCGGCGAGACGAAATACGCCAAAAAGATTTGCGAATTGGCGACCGCAAGAGGGAAGCCGTTCGACACGGCTTGGCTGCTTTCAGAAGCACACCCGAACAAGTCGGCCGCTTAGCTCTTTGTGAGATGTGATTTTCCGCTCATTACGAGCGGGCAAAAAGTGATTTGGATTAGCTGTTAATTCATCCAGTACCCAAATCGCGGGCATAAAAAAACCGCCTGGCGGGGCGGTTCAGTACATCGTTTAGCGAGGTCAATAATGATCATAAACACCCCCCCAGTCAATAGTTCTGGCGATGTCACGACACTTCCCGGCGAGCCCGAAAAGGTGTCACGACACACAGTCACCAATCAATCCGCAGCAATGAATGCCGCCCTGATGATCAGCGGCCAGTACTCGCGCGCTTCCAAGTCTCAATTCCGCCGGGAATGTCTTGATTACTTGAAGGCATCCCTGGCTCCTGCCCAGGATGTCCCTGCATGAGTACCATCATCATGAGCCTGTGCTGGCCGTTGCAAGGCATGAGCGGCCCGCAAAAGGCTGTTCTGATTTCGCTGGCCGATAATTCAAACGACGAGGGTGTTTGCTGGCCTTCGGTCGCTCGTATCTCTGAGCGGACATGCCTCGCAGAAAGGACTGTTCAGGCCGCTATAAAGTGGCTGGCTCAGGTGGGCATTTTGTCTGTCCGGGAACGGATGGGGCGTTCGACGATTTACACCCTAACCCCCGCATCTTATGCACCCCCGCAGGCGGCGCACCCCGCAGCAGATGCACCACCACCCCCGCAGCTCACGACGCAAACCCCCGCAGCAGCCGCACCCAGAACCGTAATAGAACCATCAAGTGAACCAACACCTCTCGTCGGCGGTGAGCATCCAGCGAAAATTTTGAAACCGAAATGCCCGACCCAAGCAATCGTCGATTTGTTCAACTCGACGATCCCGGAGTTTCCCCGGGTCATGTTGTTGACTAAGGATCGGATCGCCAAGGTCAGCGCACGTTGGAACGAAAGCGATGTTCATCAGGATCTCAGTTTCTGGGCTGAGTACTTCGCCCTGGTGCGCTCCAGCGAGTTTCTGATGGGTAAGGTTTCGGCTTCTGGCGGGAATCCTTTCCGCTGCAACTTCGATTGGCTGATTGCCCCGAGCAACTTCGTGAAGGTCGTTGAGGGTAATTACAATGCGTGATCCCTACAGCCTGGAAGCTGAACATGGTGTGCTGGGGGCGATGTTTCTACGCCCTGAGCTGATCGATATCCTGGCCGCCGATCTGGTGCCCGAGGACTTTTACTACGAGGACAACGCCGAGCTGTATCGTGGGATTTTGGCCTTGCACGGTGATGGTCATCCCGTCGATATCGTGACCGTCGGGGTTTATGTGGGGGATCTGCCTGGTGGTGCGAGTTCGTTTGCCTATGCCGCAGAAATTGCTCGCAATACGCCAAGCGTTGCAAACGCCGCTTCTTACGCCGGAACGGTTCGTGAGCGCAGCCTGGATAGGTCGATCATCGAGCTGAGCGTGCGGATCAACGACATTGCCTACGGTGACCAGCCGGCGGCTGACAAGGTTGCAGCGGTACAGGCCGAGTCCCACGCCATTGACAGCCAATCGGCAACATCCGAAGTGGTCAAGGCTGAGGACTTTCTCAACGACTACATCGAGGTGCTGCAGGCCCGGGCTGATCGTGGTGATGAAATTGACGGCCTGTCCACGGGCATTCCTGATTTGGACGAGAAGCTGCAAGGCCTCAAGCCTGGCCAACTGATCATCATCGCTGGCCGCCCGGCCATGGGCAAAACCACGCTCGCCATGAACATCGCGTCTCACGCGGCTATCCGTGATGGGAAAAGCGTAATGGCGTTCAGTTTGGAGATGGATAACACGGGCCTGATGGATCGCTTCATGGCGTCCGAAGGGCGGGTGCCCTTACAGCTGATCAAAAATGGCAAAGCCCCGAACACCCACGGCGCCGAGCTGATGAGTGCCGCCGGCAAGCTCAAGAAGTCGAATCTGTTCCTGTCGGATCGCGCGTCGATGTCGATGAATCGACTGCGCTCGGCCGCTCGCCGCCATAAGCGTCGGTATGGCTTGGACCTCATTGTCATCGACTACCTGCAATTGGTGGAGTCCGACTCGCGCACGTCCAGCCGTGAGCAGGAAGTCAGCCACATGACGCGCACCGCGAAGCTTATGGCTCGCGAGCTGGGCGTCCCGGTGATTCTGCTCAGCCAGCTCTCCCGCAAATGCGAAGAGCGTCCGAACAAACGCCCGCTTTGTTCTGACCTGCGCGAATCCGGCGCCATTGAGCAAGACGCCGACATCATCCTGTTCGTGTATCGCGACGAGGTCTACCACGAACACTCCGAAGCGAAGGGCATTGCCGAAATCATCATTGGCAAAGGCCGAGATATCGCCGGTGGCACGGTCCGCGCTGCCTTCCTGGGTCAGTACAGCCGATTCGAACAGCTCGCGGCTGGCTGGGTTGAGCCTTTCAAACCAACAAAAGTCACCAGCATGGCTGATCGCTACAACAAGGAAAAATTCTGATGGCTGAATCACGCCTTGCCGTTCCCGCTCCTGAGTTATACCGCTACGCGGTGTTTTGCTGCTCCTCCAAGATAGAACTGGGGAGCACGCCAGACCATGCACTGGCGCTGTTTTTCGATAAGGCCATGGCCATTCGATACGGTGGTTCGATGTGGCCGTCTACGTATGAGGTTGTCGACCTTCTTGATCCAGAGGAGGGCACGTTTTGAATACGCAAATCCAAACCCTCACGGTGAAGCTGTCGGATGCCGAGATCGCGCGCAATGCCAAGCTTGAACATGTGCGTGACCTTCGGGACGCCAGTCACCCGGCGCTGCATTTTCGATTTGCGAAGAACCGCACGCGTGGCTCTTGGTACTTGCTCCACAAGCGCCAATGGCACCTTATCGGGCACTTCCCCGACCTGAGCAGCAAGCAGGTGGTCGCGGCGCTGCCGGCGGTGCGCCTGCGTGTGGCGGCTGACGGCGCGGCCAGTGTCTCGGGCTGGCTGAGCGTGGGTGAGCTGCTCGACTGGTTCGGTGAGCGCATGGCCAAGTCGCGGGCACTGTCCGAGAAGCGCCGTGCTGCTATCAAGTCTGCGATCAGTTGCCAGCTCAAGCCGCGACTGAATGACCTGCTGCTCAACGACGTCAACGCCCAGACCTTGGACAAGCTGTTGATGTGGCCGGCCCAGGCCGAACTGTCGCTGTCGTATGTGCAGCAGCTGTTTCGCCTCGTCGCCATGGCCTTCCGCCAGGCGCGCAAACTGGACCTGATCCCCTTAAATCCGATGGCCGAGCTCAAGTTCAGCAACTTCACCACGGCGCGCATCCAGCCTAAGGCCGCACGCCTGCGTGATGTTCAGTTGCCTGAATTGGTGGCACTGCTGGCTGAGCGCTTCGACAGCGCACCGGGTGAAGCCGTGCTGGCCTTGATGATGCTGTGCCACGGCACCCGGATCGGCGAGACCCGTCAGGCCCGTTGGGCCGACATTGCGCTGACAGAGCGCGAGTGGTTCCTGCCGGCCGAGCACACCAAGACGAAGACTGAGCTGCGCGTGCCGCTGACCTATCAGGTGTGCGGGCTGCTGCGTCGTTACCGTGACCGTCAGGCCGCGCAGGGATATGAGGGGGCTTTCCTGTTCCCCTCACGCCGTGGCAAGCCGCTGAGCGATAACCAGGCAAGCGCTGTATTCACCCGGTTAGGGCAGGGCGCCTGGACCAGTCACGACCTGCGCAAGGTCGCCCGAACTGCCTGGACTGACCTCGGCGTCGACGGCCACATCGGCGAGATGCTGCTCAACCACTCGCTCGGCAAGATCGCCTCCACCTACATCAACACCCAGGCCAAAGAGCAACGTCGCCTGGCCTTGGTGACGTGGCACAACTGGTTAGATACGCGTGGCTTCAAGGCGATTCACGCGCAGACAGGCGTTAGATATGAAGATTCGCAAAACCTTGTAGACGCCTTGAACGGCGGGGCCTGCGAGCCAGAACCACAATTTGTTAAGGGCGAGGTTTTAAAACGTGCAGAAACGACAGGGGCCTGGCTTTAAGCGGGAGCGGATCGAGCTTGAACCCTGCTCGATCTGCAAGGGGAGGGCAGTAGTGGCGGGGGTGTTTTATGAGCTGGTTTGCACGGATTGCAACGGCTCAGGTTGGGTTGTTCAGGGGACCAAGTTGGTGCTTTCTGTCGACGAGTTGGTAACCCAATTGAGTTTCAAATTACAGCAGGTACAGCGCGAAGTCTTGGCGTTAAAGGCTGC